CCCGGTTTTATTTAAATCTTAGTAACGAGTTCACGGTCGTTTGTGAATACTCGGACTCTTGGATATTTTTTACAAAATTTAATTATCACAGGGTCCTCATCATCAACAAGCCATATCTGGACCAGATAGTCCTTAGTAAAGTATACTAAGTCATTTGATCCGGTAAAGGCTTTTACACATAAAATGATGTTTTTATCACGCGGTGACCGTATTTTTTCAACCTCATCTAGAAGTACCGGTAACTTCCCGAGTAGGTTGAGACTCCCTTTCATTAAGTTGGAACCATCCACAATTAAAGTAGGAAATCCATAATGTTGTATCATCTCTTCGTAGGTGTATTTTTCAACATACATAGATCTCCTCATTAGTGATGGGAGTATTGTATAGACAAATTCCTTTGTTATTGGTTCAACCATTTTTGCATTATTGATCACATCCCTCGGTCGTAAACATGAATTTGGTACGGCGGATATCATTTCATGGACATGATTAACTTGTAGTAGGTTGAAAACCATCCCCAAATATTGTCCTTTTTCCATTTTTGTAACTTGGACAATTGGTCCCCCTCGTTCATACCTATAAAAGTGTGATCGGGCCTCTTGTACCTCGAATTTGACAATCGGTGTAAGAGGGACGGGACTTGGGGGGTTAAATAGGGATCTCGGTAATCCAAAGTTTGAGAACCTATCTAACTTTAATGGGAATATGTAGGGTCCTCCATTTCGGGAGATGGATATCTTATTATCTAGTAGCATCTGGTACCTCTTTTTAAATTTCTTATAGACGTATCCGTATGCTCTCATCTCGACATCTTTGGGAAAGGAAGATTTTGCTATTTCTCTCGGAATTGTTAACCAATGGTTTCCGTTCTTTTCAGGAAATAGAATCTTCATTTTGGGTGCATCTTCTATTACAGGTGCGCCTTCTAAACCTTTATACGGCCAGTATATGAAAAACTCGGCGTGTAAGGTACTTCCCCTAGAAATGTAGGACTTCTTCAAATTATTAATGAAAGACATCCTTTCGATGTTCTCTGTTAGGGCATAAAGTGCAAGTTTTGTGGTCGTAACAGTAGATTCATCATCACCAGTTAGAAACCATGACATTTTCGGGTAGACCCTTTGTGTCATCTGGTGTGCGATGTCATTCATTATTAGAAGGGTAGGGAATGACAACTTGTAACACATGTGAACTCCGTACGTTGTTTTTAATACTGTACGCTCTCTTTGTTCGTAGAAGTATTTTACGTAATGTGGTAAAGAAGGTGTTCTCATAGACAAGTCTCTGTGCATTCTACCAATAATGAGATCATCTGCAACTCTGTAGGCGTCGACTCTAAGAGGGGCGTTATTATAAGTCAGAGGGAATTTTAAATTCTGCAGAAATCTCACTCTTGTTGGGAAAACGAGATCATCGGAAGTTTCTAAATATGGATCCCAGTTTAATACTATTCTGTGTGGTCCAATTAGACAATCCACCCACCTTATTAGAATACTTTTCATTATGAATGGTAGGGTAGTGGATCCGATGAGTCTCTTCCATATGTATCTAGCGATATCCCAATCTATAAAGTCGGTTGCGGATTTCATATCGCCAGACCTACACCAGTGGTCCTTCGTAGCATAAATATCAGGTCTAATTCCAGTTCCTTGATGTCCACCACGTAGGTACCAGTGAGTGTACTGTTCCCCTAGATCTCCAAGGACATGGG